CCGTTAAGAATAATGTTAGTTGTAATGTTGGCTAATTTTTCTAAACTTGGAATTATAATTTCGCCGCCAGATAAATTAGTATTAATTACCTGACTGTTTGATGGAATGTTTGCGGGTGGTGAAATAACATCACATACCTCATTTATTAATATTTTTTCACATAAGTCAACAATATGATCTATCGCGCCAATCGTCTGTGTTTCTTGTCCAGCAATAACACTAGTTACTCCACGGTAATATGCGTTACCGCTCTCAACACTCTTTTCATTACCACCAAATACAGCATCATATACTAAATTCTCTAGTATGATACCGGCATCTCTATAGCATAGCTGCCTATTATATTCAAAGGAGTTCATTGTTTGATTAATAAACGCAATTACTTCTGCTTGAATAAAAGGAATATTAGCAATTAAAAGATTGTAAGCATTGGTTATACCTACACTTTCGTTTGTGGTTAAGTTAATAGGTGTCTTTGGTCCCGCCCAGTCTGGACCGTTACGAATGATTCCTGTAATGGTATCAATCAATCCTTTAACAGTAGTAGATTGTCTTGCGGTGCCTGCATCTAATCCTGTTACTTGCGTAACAGAAGTTTGATATGGGCTTGGAATTAATTTTGCTTCAATAATATTGGAGATAATACTCTTCATAAAATTGTAGGCAGCAGTAGTTGCCGGGACTTCGTTTGTTGCTTCTAATGCTGAAGTGTTAGAGTAGTTATAATAGTAAACACCACTCTTAATACTTTGTATGTTACCGCCGTGTAGTAAGTCAAAGCAGACACTGTCAACTATGTATCCTACATCTCTATAACAAAGTTCTTGACTATAAACTAATGATGGATAGTTACTAGTGATCCAATCAATAACTGTTTCTTGTAAAGTGGTTTTGTTATCTTGTAGATATTGATAGTCTGCAAGTACATCCAGATCAGTTGATGGCAATCCGCCATAAGATAAATCATCTGTTATACCTAGCGTACCAACATTTAGTATATCTATAATTTTATCATATAATGTATCAACTGTAGATTGATTTGTTGGAGAACTAACAATAGAAATACTTTTTAAGAATGTTATTGCGGCAATCGTTGCAGTAATTTCGCTAGGAATTTCACCAGTATAAGTATCTTGATTCCAATATTGTATTCCAGCAAACTGGCTATCACTATTACTGTCCTGTAGTAAGTCCATAGCAATGGCATTAACTACTAAACCAGTATCTCGTATACACTTTGCCTGATTGTAAGTAAATGATCCGCTATTAAATGTTGCATCTACCCAAGCAACTGTCTGGCTTTGAATAAAAGGTTTGTTGGCTAACAACAATGTGCGAGCATCAAAGAATCCAGGATTTTGTTTTCCTGCATTGATACTATGACCAATATTAATTGTTCCTGTAGACACGCTTACAGTTATAGTAGTTGTGTTTGCTTCCCACGAACCCATACCAATTGCTGCCGGTACTTGTACTGTTTGGTTAGGAACAAACATCGTGCCGTCAATCAACCATGGTCCACTTTGATTAGTACAGTTTTGAACATACGGGGACTGGAACAAGTCAATCTTACTGCCGCCAACCTGTGGAGGAAAAGATGTAGCATACGCCCCTCTATTAAATTTCTGTTGATATGCTCCAGGCAAACGACCGCTACGACCGTTTAAGAAATTCATGTAGTTGAGATAGCATCCACTATTCATGTGGAATAAGTCTTGTGTTTTATTGATTGGTTCAATAAATGTTGTACGGATATCACTTCCTCTTACAGAAGTGTAAGGTTTCATCTCAAGAGGATTATTTTCTAAATATCGACCAGGGCTAACTTGAATCTGTGTTCCTGGTTGGTAGTACGGACTGTTGATTGCGGCGCCAATAGTGCGGCATGCACGACTAGGATCTTGGGCGCGGCCATCGTTGGTGTCGTTGCCGTCCATAGTAACATACAGCACATTGGTAATAACTGGAGCAGTACCGATTGGATTTTGACCTCGAACACGAATATCTCCAAAGATATCTGTTATACCTGCTCCCGGAGCAAGTGTTAAACTACTTGCAGTACTTCCGATAAACTTTGAATAAACATTGTTAAGGTAGGCGTCGGCCCATTCAAAATCTTGAGCGCCAATTGTTCCAGTGTTTATTTCTTTAGGGTAGATGTTTCCACCAACATTAACATCTAATCCAATACCGACACCACCGGTAACAACTAATGCGCCTGTATCAATTGCGGTCGAATTTGTAGCATCTTCGACTGTTGCTGACGCACCAATGTATACATCTCCTAAAATACCAACTCCACCGGTTACTGTAAATGCTCCGGTAGTTGGGCTAGTCGATGCGTCGTCGGAGTTAACTTCGCCTCTTTCCATTGTAAGTTTTCCGTAGAACGGATTATAAGTCAATCCTCCGGTAGTTAAATCTTGATTAAGAGAGTCGCCATACAGTTGAGCTCCTGCTATAATTAACCCTTCAGGAGTTGTGAATACAGGGTAGTATGCAAGGTCAGCATTGGTTTGTAGCACACTGATGTTTGAAGAAGTTGTAGCAGTATTCGCATTAGCAATACGACCATAGATAAATCCACCAACTGCTAAGTCTTTTTCAATACCTACACCGCCGGGAAAATATGCGCTAGCCAACGCCCTTTGTTCAGTGGTGCTATATAAAGTTTGATCAATCGGAGCAATAGAATCAGCACCTGCAGGATTATTAATATTTCCCACATTTAAATTATTATTTTGTATAACGGTGTAGGCAGTCGATCCGTCAACTAATTTTACAGTTCCATTAGCATTAATAATTATTGAATTTATGTTGGTGCTACTGGTTCGTTGATCAATTTGAGAAGAAGACTTAGGAGAAGATATAACTCCACTTGTTGGTCCTATTGATCTTGTTCCCGATGTTCTGCTTCCGGCCATTATTTTGCTTCCTTTAGGGTATTTATTCGTTTAGTATATCTGTAGATCCAGTAGCCTTAAAATAGCTGTAGTTTTATGAGGCCATGCAGGATGACTTTTAAATCTTAGTGCTATCCCAAAAGATATATCTTGAACCATTTGCCGACTGATGTTGGGTACTGCCCATGTATTTGTACTACCCCCGTATATTTGGGTCGGATCAACTACTTGAGATGCTTTATTTTCGCCAATTAGTTGTCCATTATACATTAATTGCACAGTTTCGTCGTGTATTCTCCCACCTCTATCTACAGACAGTGTAAACTGTACTCCGGAAATAACTTCCGGAACATATTTAAAGTCGAATCCCGTGGAATATACAAAATGGGTTTTCATTTTAATATCGTTTCTAGGTTCTCTAGCAATATGTAATAATGGTCGCGAAGTAGAACTTGGTAATAATTCTATGTTTTCCCAACCTATATGAGAAGGATCTTCGGCCCATTGAGTTATCGTTAATGGAATGGTCATCCTGTATTTACCAGAATAAAAAAGGACTCCGTAGAGTCCTTTTCCGTGAGCTTAAAACTAATTAAGCATTACCGAGTTTTACAACGCCTGTGGCTGCGGCTGTAATATTCCAGCCTGCTGTTGCGCCTGTGGCAAATTCATATGTACTACCAGTGCGTTGGGTCAAAGTACAACGACGAGCAGTTAGTTTAGTAACCCAGTAGGTGTTGCTACCAGAATCAGTTGCTGTCATATTCATTTGTCCAAAAGCCGGTGTATCACTAGCAACTAGCGTACACTGACCTATTCCGTCTGTGTTCTTAACTAGATAACGACGACTTGCTTCTTGTTTAATAATATCAGATACTAGAATAGCAGTACCGCCATCTTTTGCAAGTAACTTTGCACTAACATTAAGAGCGTTTTGCTCTGTAGTTGTTAATGTTGTGATAAACTTAGCGCCGGCGCCAATGTCAGTAAATGTTAAGTTAGCGGCATTGGTCCAAGTACCTGCATTGGTTAAAGTAGTTGTAATTCTATTTAGACCAGAGTTAATACTTTGCACTTTTCCGGAAGTTGCGGCACCAGAAATATTCATACCAACAGCAATACCAGTTACGCTTGCAACTGTAAATGTATTAGCACCTAACAACCCGCTGTTGCCTGTAGCAGAAGCCGTAACGCCGGTAGCAGTAGTAATTGTAATTGTTGCTGTTCCTGTGTAACCAGAACCTTTGTTAGTTAATGCGATAGCTGTAACAGCGCCGCCAGGTGTGCTGATTGTAAGATCGGCTGTTGCAGTAACACCTGTTGGCAAGCCTGGTGCAGTGAAAACTGCAACTGCTCCTTGTGAGTAATTAGAACCAGCAGTTCCAATTGTGATTACTGAACTGATACCTTCACCACCAATGCCATCATCAGTAGTTACCGCAGTACCTAGGTTTAAATTTCCAAAAAATTTCTTTTTAATCGGGCGTCCCATTTTGTTTCTCCTTAAGTTGTTAGACAGTTCTATTGCCTACGCGGTGGGGACCGCATAAACTCCCTTACGGGATGAACATGATTATTTAGCAGGTTTACAGTTATTAGGTCCAACAAAAAACCCGCATAAAGCGGGTTTCTTGTTTTTGCTATAAAGCAGTTCTTTGTGATTACTTGAAGCTTGTGTTATCAGAATTGATAGACACTTTGCCTAGGTAGTCAGCGGCATTACCTAAAGAACTTGCAGTGTTTGTCAACTCAACATAGCCGTAGCGTGTTAAGAAGCCAACTACTGGCTCGAATGTTGCTGGATCTAGAACAACACCAGAGCTCATTAGAGGAATGTATGGGCAATAGAACGCGGCAGCATCTGCTTCGCTAGTACCTTTGTATCCAACTAGAACTTGGTTGTCTTCAATTCCTTGTGAACCGCTATCTGGTAGATATGCATCTACATAGATACGCATTGCACCATTCAATGTACCAACAAACTTAGTGTTTGTAGGAGCTTCGAATGTACCTTCTGTTGTACGAGCAAATGCGCTTGTAGTAGCAGATTGTAGGATTGTCAATGCTTGGTTAGAAACAACAGCCCAGTTTGCAGAACCACGGCGTGTACGCTGAGCAATTAAGTTAGCAACACGATTGATCTGAATAGCTAGAGCGGCATGCTCGTCACCAACGAATGTAGCTGTACCAGACACTAGAGCTTGGTCATATGTTTCTTCAACACTTGCCAAACCGCGTAGGCTTGCTAGGATCTCTTGGTCGATTTCAGCAGTAATTTCTTGTGCTAAAGCGGCCATGATTTCTGCTTCGATGTCAATACCTTGTTGAGCTTGTGCATCTTGAGCGGCTTCGAAGGTCCAACGAGCTGATAGCTTGCGTGACTTAGCTTCTACGGCTGCTTTCAAGATTTGAATGCTCATACGCTTACCTGGTGTACCTTCTAGTGTACTTGTGGCAGCGGCACGAGGGGTTGTGCTGTTGTCGTTACCAGAATATGCTTGAGCAATTTTGAATGGGCTCAATGCTTCTTCACCTGCGCTAACTTCGTTGCTAGAATCAGCATAACGAACACGCAATGTGTGGATCTGACCAACAGGGCCAGTCATTGGCTGAACGCCGATGATTTCGTTGGCAATAACTGTTGGCATAACACGACGGATAACTGGTAGAATAACACGGTTAAGTGTTGCTACATTACCGGCGCTTGTTGCACCTGCTGATGCAGACTCACCCAAGTAACGACGAGTATTCTCTAAGCATACGCTCATAGATGCTTTACGGTTACCAGATAGGCCTTCAAGCAGAGCTTCTTTGGTCTCTGACCATCTTTCATTTAATAGTTGTGACATTTTATGTCTTCTCCTTGAATATTAAAATTATTTTAGACCCGCTAATTTGCGGATGTCTAAAATGTTATCTAAGCCTACCTCGGGCTTAACTTCACGATTTCCAGTTACTTCTGTACCTTCAGACAACATTGCTTTTTGTGGAGCAACTACTTTCCTCTGGCCTTCCATAACTGCTGGTAGGTATTTGTCAAACGATTCTGTAAGTTTCTTTGTCGAGGTCGACTCAAGAAGTTCTTTCATTAACGCTCGCTTATCAGCACTTAACGGTGCTAACAATTCGCCCATAACCTGCTTGCGCTCCATCAAATCTTTTGTGATTCGAATTTCGCGGTTTGCGGATTCTACTAGAGAATTCTTTTCAGTTACTGCGGTTTTTGCTTCTGCTAGTTCATGTTCTTTCTTCTCGATAATCTTTAACAATTTACTTGTTTCAGATTTCTCGTTTAGATAGGAACCGGCAAACTCTTGTGCAAATGCTTCATAAATTTTGCGACCAAAATCATTGTTACGAGCAGAGTCAATATCTTCTTTCAATTGCTTGATTTCAGTTGTTAACTTTTTAGTTACTGCTGTTTCAACTACTTTAGCACTTTGTTTAATAAAGTTATGCTTAATATCGTTAAATCTGCTCTTAGCTTCACGAACTAACTTAACTTTCGTTTCAGCTAGATCCTTCTTATCAGTGGCAAATTCTTTGATCTCTTTCGATAGAGCATGTACTACAAATTGCTCTAACTTAGCGAAGTTCTCAGAAACTTTCTTACGGTCTCCTTGGAACTCAACCAATTCTTTTCCTAATTGTTTAATAACAAATCCTTCTAGTTTCTTAGCATCTCCAGCAATCTTTGTTTGATATGCTAGTTTTGCTTCGGCTAAGGCTTGTTTATCAGAATACAATTCGGTCATCTCAACGGCCAATCGTTCGCTTAACATCTTGTCGACTGCTTCTACGATCAAGCTCTTGTCTTGATTGTATTTTTGAGCAAATTCTTCACGAAGTTCTGCGGTTACTTGGTCGCGATTCTCTTGAATTTTAGCGGCAAGAGCAGCCTCGACAACTTGAGTTGTCTCTTCTGTCATTACGCCTGACTCAACTAATTGTTTGAATGCGTCCAACATATATTTCTCCTCGGGCTTTATTTTAGACCTTTGATGATCTGCAAGAGCGATTCTTGTAGATATTTTTGGGCCTTTGGATCTTCTTTTACTTCGGTAGCAACCTTGAATGCTCTCATGCCACCGCGGGCGTTCATTAAATGTTCGTACACGGGGGTAGGATAAGCACCAGGGGCGCTGGGCTGGGCTACTATGTCCACAGTGATAATCTCAAAATCGGATACATGGCCGTTCATGTCGTTGACATTGCCACTACCACGAGAACTAACACCAAGTTTTACACCGCTTTCAAGCATGGTGCGGACTAAATTTCCCATCGGCGTAGGAAGTATTTTCATCTTTCCGTAGCCGTTTGGACCTTCCATCCACATATTTGTAATCATGTGGCTGACACGGTCTAAATTCACTTTAAGATCATCTGGATGATCAACTTCGCCTAACACTGAATAACCATTTTGAATTTGGTCATTCAGCGATTTAACGGCTCTTTCAATTTCGTCTACGGGGTAAACTCTTTGATTAGCATTACGGATTCCACCTTGAATTGCAATTCCCTTCAAATGAAGAGTCTTGCCATCTTTATCGTCCGACTCCATTACGATGCCGGACTGGTCAAAACTAAGGTGTTCTCTTAAGTAAGCTATTTTTTTCATCCAGTTTCTCTAATTAGGCGTTGCGGTTAGGAGCACCGTTAATTGGGCTCTTTACATTGCCAACGCTTGTTTGTCCTGCTTTGTCGCCTGTTCCGGAACCTACTGGACCAGCGGACTTGTTATTACCAGGATATCCAGCACCTTGTTTAGACAATGTCTTAACACCTGACTTCTTACCATCAACATTCTGCATGCCATTGGCTAGCTTTTCACCGCTAACTTGTGCAATACCTTTGTTTAGGCTATCAGGACGGTCGCCGGTATTCTTACCTTGACCAACTTTCTGGTCGCCTAGAATGTTCTTAGCAGTAGCACCTGTTGTAGGCTTACCTTTGCCAGAACTTACTGGGCTTTTACCTGCAACTGGTCGGCTCATTTTTTCACCAGTACCTGCACCGGCTTCATCACCGTCAGTTTTTTGGCTGTTCTTTTCCCAGTCGTTTCCAACTTTTTCTGAGTACTCACGAAGCTTACGACCTTCAAATGCTGGTTGACCCATCATTTCATCGTCGGACCCCATTTCGGAATCATCGTCGCCTTCTTCGTCACCGAAGTCTGCACCAGCTTCAGCACCTTGAGATGCTTCTAGTTCAGCAAAGGCTGCTTCTAATTCTTCAATTGCATT